TACATTGAAAAAAAAACCTGCTGCTAAGAAGAGTACGGTTAATAAGGCAGGTAACTATACTAAGCCTGCAATGCGTAAGAGATTATTTAATCAGATTAAAGCTGGCTCTAAGGGTGGTAAACCTGGGCAGTGGTCTGCACGTAAAGCACAGATGTTAGCAAAGAAATATAAAGCCGCTGGAGGAGGATATAAAAACTAATGAAAAAGATAGCAAACCAAATGCACAATCATAAGTATGAGAAGGCAGTAGAATATATGAGAAGTCATTTTGAAGGAACTGTTCTTAAAGATGAAGAACTCAAACTCAAAAGTATTGAAGTTAAGCTTGCATTTGAGAAAGGATTTGATTCTGCTCTAGTTGCAATCTCAGAGATGCTTAGTAATATAAAAACATTAGATGATTTAGCAAAAGATTATTACGACAATGGCCAAGAAGAAAACACAGAAGAGTCTTGATAGATGGACAAAACAAAAATGGAGAACTGCTTCAGGAAAGAAGTCTTCAGAAACAGGTGAAGTATATGCACCTGCTGCAACTATTAGGAAGTTAAAGAGCACTCCTTCAGGTAGGAAGAAGTTAGCTGCTGCAAATAAAAAGAAAAGAGCTGCTACAAAAAAGGGGAAACAGCATGCAAAGCATGGATTACATAAAGGAAAAAAAAGATAATTATGAAAATGAAAAAGAAAAAGCCAACGGCTAAAAGCGTTTACAAAAAAGGTGGTGCAACAACTAAGTCTGTTAAAGCACCAGCTGGCTTTCACTGGATGAAAAAAGGAAATGAATATAAACTAATGAAGCATTCAGGTAAGTATGTACCACATAAGAATGGATCTTTAGTTGCTAAGTTTAAAATACAAAAAGTGCATAAGTAATGCCCAAGAAAAAAGATCCAAAGAAAGGTACAGGCAAAAAGCCAAAAGGATCCAGTAGAAGACTTTATACTGATGAGAATCCCAAGGATACTGTTAGTATAAAGTTTGCTACTCCTGCAGATGCTAGAGCTACTGTTGCTAAAGTAAAAAGAATTAAGAAGCCTTTTGCCAGGAAGATTCAGATACTTACTGTAATGGAACAAAGAGCTAAGGTAGCAGGAAAGAAACAACAAGCACTGATAGCAAAGAGAGGAAAGGAAGCTATCAGAAAAATGAATAAAAAGAAATAACTATGCCTACAAAGAAAGACCCAAGATTAGCAAGAGCAGGTGTATCTGGTTACAATAAACCAAAACGTACACCAGGACACCCTAAGAAGTCACACATTGTTGTAGCTAAGGAAGGAGATAAGGTTAAGACAATTAGATTTGGCCAGCAAGGAGTCAAGACTAATCAGACTGTAGGACAGCGTAAGGCATTTAAAAGTAGACACCGTAAGAACATCAGTAAAGGTAAGATGTCAGCTGCTTACTGGGCTGATAAAGTCAAATGGAGTCCAAGCAAGACCAAATCTAAAAGTAAAAAATGGAAGAAAGGTTAGAGTAGTTTATTTAAATATAGACTTAAATTTTATTTTCCAACCATTTATTTTGTATTTCAACGGTAAATCTTTTTTCTCACTACCGTTTAGTTGAGACATTTTAAAATATCTTTTCTCATTATATAAATCTATATTTCCAAATATTTCATTTTCAGATATAGTTCTATCAACCCAGTCATAAACAAACACGCATATTTTATTTTGCTCCATTAAATTGTTTTTGTAGTTGCTCATATTCTACAGCACAAGCTTCTCCGTGCTCTTCTTTATATATAAGATTTATTTGCCTTTCTAAGTCATCTAAAGCTCTATTAAGCAATAAAAAATTAAGACCATCCTCATTGCTTTTATCTAAGTTGGTTTTTATTAAATTACTTACAGTAGCATATATATGCATTAAGTTAAGTATTTCTATTTCTATTTTTACTTTATTTACCATAATTATTAAATTAAAAAAAAGGTGATATCTCTACCACCTTTTACACTATGAAAAAAAATTAATCAAAACATTTATTCTTTGAATGATATTAATATATACATGAATACAAAAAGTATTATTATTTTAAGTATTATCATATCATATAAAAATTTCATCAGCATCTATATCTTGTAACTCCTCGTTAATTTTATCAATTTGATTTTTTTGAGAATCATTTTGTGATATATAAGAATTACATTTAAACTCTGTGGTCATAAATTCATGGAACTTTTTCTGATCGTGCATCCAAGTTTTTGGATGTGTTTCTTTCATTGCATGCGTAACATGATTATAGAAAGACCAAGCACTATCTTTATCAACATTATAGTTATAAGATGGTTTATTCATCTCATTTTTTATTATGCTTAACTGATTAGGCTTTATAAGTTCCTCTTCAAAGAATAAACGGCCTGCTAGCTCACTTTGATCTCTTAGAGATACTTGACGTTGGATAAGATCATTTTTGTCTCTTATAAGCGTTTTAAATGATTCACCAGCACTGCTTATCTGTTTGTTTATCTGATTTAATATATCATAGTCTGCATTACCTATATGCTTTCTACTATAGCTAAGTTCACCACCTATCATACCATTAGAGCATACACTAACATATGCACCAATAGCACATTGGAATCTTATAGATTTATCATAGCTATTAGACCAACCAAACATCATACCTAATGAATCTTCATTATCTATTAGGTAGTCACCTAACTTTGGTCTTATATGTAATATACCTTGAGCCACTTTACCCTCTTTACTGGCCCTATAAATGTGATTAGTAATAGTAAAATTACTTTCACGTAACTTGTTAATAGTTTGTTCTAATACAAACTTGTGAGAAACTGTCTTATACTTACCACCGTGGTTAGGTAAAGGAAAGTTAATAAGTTGTTTCTGGGTTACATTTGTTGGTTTTTTATACCCCATATTTAATTAATTTAAACTTATTATGTTTACAAATATAAGCAAATAAACTTATTACAGCAACTTTATCTATATATTTTTAGCATATATTTACCCTAACACCGTCTCTTTTAACAGTGTCAGGATGTGTATTATACTTATCAAACTCTCTTTGTTGCTGAGTTGTGCTGCACATATCTATGACTGCAACTAATGCTATAAGTAATATTAATGCTAATACTCTAATTGGATCTTTCATATTGGGCCTTTAATATAAAATACTAAATAAAGACCGGACTACAAACCATCCCTAATTTTTGTTTGTTCTTTTCATATTTTTATGGCGTTTTCTTACGCGCATCTCTTTCCAATAACTAATGTCAGATACCAATTTCATTAACGTTGAAATTGCTTCATTTTTACTTTCAGCTTCTAAGCTTAGCCTTTCATTGTTTTGTCCAACAAAGACATATCTCTTTACTATATAACTATTCATCTTCATAGGCATCAAATGTTACTTCTCCTGTTTCTGTAATCCACTCAGATCCACAAGCATTACACTCACTCATATGAGTAAATTCATGTTGTGCTTCTGTGTTATGACAATCACAGATAGGGCATTGATATACTCCATTAAATTCTTCTTCACTCATTTTGTTTTGTTTAATATTTTTCAATTCAGGAACAAATGATTTTACTGTATCCTGTATACTTTTTATAGTGCTGTTCTGTATTGAACAGGTATTGCAATTACCTAATAACCTAAACTCTAAAGTCATGTCTTCAGATATTTTTAGTATCTCAATATCACCACCATCAGCTTTAAGATGAGGTCTTATAGTATCTAATGCATCTTCAACTCTTTGCAGAATAGATTCCATTGTTACTGTTTTGTTTTAATAATTATTTACTTACCACTTTTTGGATTAAGTGATTTCCTAATACTTGAACATCAGTTGGGCCTGTTCTGATTTTTAGTGGGTTTAGTTTTTCAACCTTACCTTTAACAACTTTTTTTCCACCTTTTAATGTTACAGTAATAGTATCACCTACTTTATATGCTGCTTCGTTTACTGATTCAGTTTCTGGCTTTTCATGAGTATATCCCATTTTGTCTATTGTTATTTTATTCTTCTTCATTATTATAAAAAAATTCATCATTTAAAGATTGGTGTAGTTTTTCAACTATAGGCATTGTTTCCCATAATATACTTTCACCAGCACCCCATTGTGACCAACTATCATGATTTGAAATACAAAATTCTACTTCTTTTTCTTGTTCATTATCAATAATTGTGATAGTTCCTTCAATATAAATTTTCATTGTTATTGTTTTTTGTAAATAAAAAAAGGGTAGCTGTTACGCTACCCTTTGCACTAAGGACTGATACTACGGATATCAGTTATACTAAATCATGAACATCTTTTAGCATTTCCCATGCTCTTCCTAATCTTGTTAGACCTATACCACCACCAAAACGTGGGAAGAAATCATAAGACAAGAACTCTTCTAGCTCTGCTTCTACTCTTTCTTTACCAAACAGTTCAAATAGTTTCTCACAATATGTTCCGTCCATAATGGTATAGAAAAAGTTTCTCATCTCTTCAGGATTACAACTGCGTTCTGCAGTACCAAATGTTTCCTGTCCGTATAGAATGATGTCACACTTGTTAAACTTGCCATCACCAATATACTTCATATTCCAGAACGGTGATGTTCTAATAGGAAATGTTTCTAATGATATAGAGTTACCTACTTCATCCCACATTCTAGCTTCATGTTCATCTTCTAGAATAGGAGCGGCATATCTTTCACTTGTTGTATCATAGTCAAGTTGTTTAGGTGTATCAAAACCTAAATACTCTACAAGCTCTACATTTAGTTTTCTAAGCTCATCAAAGTCTCCTTTGGACTCAAACTCAAACATAGGAAAGATCTTTTCATGTCTTCCTGGAATAGGTTCTTTTTCATTCCTATAAGATGTGGAAACACAGAAGCATCCTTTCCAATCAGGATTCTTAAGTAGTTCATACTCCAGCCACATCTGACCCGTTTGTGGTAGTGGCCATACTAGACCATCATATTCAAACGTTGCAACAGAATGAGGATTCTCACATGCTGCTAAAATTGATTTTCTACTTTGTGAAGGTACTTCTACATACCCTTTAGATAAAAAAAAATCCCTCAATTTCTGAGTGATTTCGTGGTAAGTTACTGTTTGTTTCATGATATGTGTTTGTTAATAAATTACTCTTTTACAAATTGGCCGTTAACCATTTTGCCTTTTCTTTTTGCTATAACATTATAAGCTGACTCTAGGCATTCTTCTAAACCCATACCTTGCATTTCAGCTTGTATTAATATAGTAACCATGATGTCACCTAATGCATCTTTGATTTCTGCTTTATCATCTGCTAAAACTGCATTGCAAAGTTCTGTGCATTCTTCTAATGTTTTATGAGCTTGAGCCATAGGCGTACCATTTTTTAAGATACCCTTTTTACTAGCCCAATCTATTATTGCGACTTCTAATTCAAAATAATCCATGTTAAATTTTTCCTTTAATGTAGTTGATAAATACGTCTCCTTTAAAATTGCTATATTCTACTGAGAGTTTGTGTTTAAATAACTCTGCAAGTTTTACTTTATCATCAGATGATATGTTGCTTTCTATAATTGTATCTGCAATAAATACAAAGTTCTTTCTATTCATGATATTAAAAATATTACTAGTATTAAAATTAAAATAATAAATATAAATTCAAAAATTTTGTATGATGTTTTCATAATAATAGGAATTGATTCATAGATCTGTAGATTATATTTGTAATCTCAGATTCTATTGCTGAAATATAATACTGTGTATTTACATTATAATCCTTCCAGTTTTTGACTTCCATCCTGTTATAAATAGTTTGCATCCACTTGCCGGATTCAAGCTGTATTTCTCTGCCATCATCATTCATCTTAATCATCTTAACACCCTTGTTAGATATATAGTATCTGTTTGTTTTTTGAAGTTCTTCTTCTTTATAGATACCATTAGATATAGATCTGGCATATTGTGTCCAGTTACCTTTTGATTTAGAACCAATACAATAGTCAATAATGTTTTGATTCTTTGGATCATTTATAAAGTCAGTAGGTAGTATGCCATTAACAAAATAAGCATGTAGTGCTTTTCTTATAATAAGCTTAGACTTATTTTTATGCAATGCTAATTCGTGAAAATCAAATCTACCTTTCATCTTAACAGGAGCATACATAAAGTCAGAGTTTACTATTTTAAATAGATAGTGTGGATTAAA